TCCGATCTAGCAGAGGTGGCAGCAGTTGTAGTCAGTATGGAGTACGTTGTGGTTGTCAGATAAGTTAACTGGTACTCTCCAGAAACTGTAATTCCGCCAACTGCTGAGGCGTTATAAAAAGTTACATAGTCATTGTTAAAGAACCCGCCATAGGTATCAGTCACTATTACGTTGTAAGACCCTACCGCATCTCCTGATGTATGGGCCGCTGCGGTTGTACTGTTGTACCCACGAATCAATCCGCTTAGCGTGTTAGTGGACTTACTGGTGTAGGCAATCTGTTCTGTGCCTATTAATATGATTCCGTTTGGGGGAAAGTTGGTTCCAGATGCAACAGTAAGTGATGTACTTGAAGCAGTTATTGTCGCGGAAAGCGTACTGTACCCCGTTGTAAACGGATTGGTTAAAGTGTCCTCAGCGCGGATTGGGGTTACGTCGTAGTAAGACCCGCCGTTCTCAATATAGAACTTGACCGTTGTGCCAATACCAAGCAGATTTTGACCTGCCAGGGTGACCCAGTTCCATAAAGAACGGCATACGCCCAAGAATGTATTAGCAGAAATACGCTGCCATCCGCCTATCTTCTCAGGGGTACCTTGCCGGAACCGTACCTTATCGGACTCATACCAACCGTTCTCGTTGGTGTACCGAGTATTTTCCCGGTTAACCCCCGGCTTGAGTTGGAGCTTTTGTAAAGGCATCGGTCATCCTAGAAATAGGGCGCGTTCATCAATGCGGCGGTTTTGCAACCCTTTGAGGATTTTACCCCCGCCCATGCAATACTTCAAGAACTCGTCCGCAGCGCCTTCTTTATCCCCGCGAAGCAGTTTCTGGCGAAGCGTACTACGCTGGAGTGTCCCAAGGCCGCAGTTAAAAGAAAAGCTGACAAGCCCATCAAACATACCCTGTGTAAGAGGGACAGGGCAGAACTTCTCCACTCCTCGCTCAAAGCGCTCCAGGTCTGCTGCAAGAATTCCATTAACTTCCTCCATGCTGAACTGGCGGTTGTCCTCCGGGCGCAACGGGAAGGCATCACGTTCCTCCAGCTTTAAACGCCCTTGCTCGGGGTACAGCACATGCCCAACGCCGATAGTCCACAATTTAGCTGGGCAACGATATGGGCGCTGGCGCACGCCTTCATGGTGGCGTATGACCCCAAGGGCTTTGTCCGAGACTTTCATTTCTTCACCACGCTCTGCACACAGCCTACCTTGTAACCAAGTTCCCGCCATTCCTTTGCTGCTTTTTGACAGGCAGACTCCGCCTCAAAGTAGCCAACAACAAGGATACTGTTCATGTTAATACCTGTAACCAGCACAAGTGTCCAGATCATTTGCCAAAGGCTCTGCCCCCGAAATGAAATGCGATTATCGAAGCAAACAGGGCTTGGGTGTTGGAGTCCCACAGACGCTCTGCAAGGGCAGGGAAGGCCACGCCGTTGTTCCAGCCGTACACGAACATACCAATGTCAACAAAGCACAGCAGGAAGAAGAATCCAAGGGTAATGAAGCTACGCACACCAGCACGCAGGTTTTTCATCCATTGGCTAGTGCCTTCATTAAGGGATTCGTCGTGTTGGTAAATAGCATTCATCTCAGCGACTTGGGCGTTGACCAGATTCTCATTGGCTTTGGCGTTGGTCTCCATCTCAAGTTGGGCGCTGTGTATCTGCTCTACGCGCTCCTGCGCTTCAAAGCCAGCCTTACGTAGCTCAAGTTCGCGCTCGATCTGCATTTGGGCCAAAGCTAACTCATGCTTCTTGTCCTGCCGGTCTTGGAAGAAGTCCAGCAGCTTGGGCAAGCCACCCATCAGGAAGGAGATCAAGGTACTCAGAATCGTCAGCATTTATTTCCCCAGAAGTAAAGTTGTCCACCAAAAACATAAACCCAACAGCAGGATAACCAGCGCCCCTGCTATCAACCAAGTCAACAAGTCCTCGATATCTTCCTTGCGCTTCTTGGCGTGCTTCTCTGCCAGTATCTCTTCCGTCTTGCGTTTCTGGATTAGGTTGTTGCGCTCCACCAGTAGCTGCTGCCAGAGGTCAGCGTGTCCAGACATCACCATCCAGTTATTCAATTCCCGCTCGGCATCAGCCAACTGCTTTGCCTGCATCACTATCTCAAACGCAGCGGCAGTGTCAGACTTAGCAAAACTAGACTTAGGTTGGGATGCCGCCTTTTGGACGACATCCTTAGCCTCAAAGAACTTCATCATCTCCCCGCCTATGGCGTGGATGTCCTTACCCATCTTGATTGCGGCTTGCACCCCCTTGATAGCCGCTTGGGCCGTAGCAAAAGCGGTTATCGGGTCAATCATGATTTAGTTCAATACTTCAACTTCTTTGGGCTTGGCAAGCTCGGCTTTTAGCATTGTCAGGAATGCGTCCTTACCTACCATGAGCTGCTGTAGCTGAAACTGCGTGGAGCCAATCTTGCGATCTAAATCCATAATATGGTTCAGGTACATAACTTCCTGCTCGTTAAAGTCGTTAGCGTCAAACTCAGTTCCGTCTATCGTTACGATCTGGGGCTTTTTGTTTTCCATTTCGTTTTTCCTTTTAGTGCGCCGCCAAGGTCGGGTGGCGGCTTCCCCGATACGTCATTACCAAGGTACGCCAGTAGCGGTTACTGGGTTTTTTTGTAGTTCAATCTGCTGTGCAAGGCTTGCCTCATAAGCGTCCTTGTCCACGCCGTTAGCCCAGCACCAGTTAAGCACTTCAGCTTCGGTCACGCTGGCGTAGGGGATAGCAGGGGTTGCAGCAGCAAAGCCGCAAGTGCCGTATGCACCGGCGGTGTAGTCACCGTCTACAGCGTTTACTGTCCAGTGTGCCGTGGTGATGAATCCATCTGCGGTGAGGCGGTCACATTGAGTGATTTTCCAAGTAGTAGTCATGATATTTCCTTTAGGTTGATTCAAGTGCCGTAATACGGGCGGTTAGGGAAGTGATAAGTGCTTGCTGTTCTTGAATGCACTTAATAAGCCGAGCGTCATTCTTGTTCAGGTCAGTCAAGGTGAGCATTTCGTTTTCACCAACACCAACCAAGTCTGGATAAACAGTTTCTACTTCTTGGGCGATAAATCCTATTTGATGACCGCCGCCAATTGATTCAACGTAGTCAAACTCAACAGGACGCAACGCCATAATTTTTTCAAGTTGTGATGGAAGGTCAACAATGTTTTCTTTCAAACGCTTGTCTGAAAAAGAACCAAAAGCTGCCGCGCTAGCGCCATTAGCATTAATTTGACCTTGCCCGTTAACAAACCCATTTGTTAAAAACTGCACCAATACATTTGATGTAGTTGTATTGTTGTCACCTTTTGACACTTGCATAGCAGGCGTAGTAAGGTTTGATGTAGCAGTATTTGCGGCAATAAACGCATTACCAGCGTTGTAAGTAGTCAGTTTTGTTATGTTTGACGCACTTGTAGTCCCCACCAGCAAGTTACCGCTGGAGTCTATACGCATACGCTCTGTGCCAGCAGTTTGGAAAATGTTTGCTGAGTTTGCTCCAAAATAGTTTTCACCAGAACCAGAATTGTCAATTGCTATATAAGAGTTTGCGCTTGCCCCGACCACTACAAATTTAGCCGCTGTGCTTGTTGTGCCAATCATAACGCGACCGCTGGAGTCGATACGCATGGCTTCGACTAAACCACTACCGGTATTAGTACTAAACGCCATCTGCGATTGAAAATTAGACGCGCTATTCTGAATAAAATCAATAGCTGTTTGTACGTTATCTGCATAGTTGTACCCAGCAATTCGCAAAGAAGCCGCATCTACACCAGCACTGTTTTGAAAACCAATTACTTTTGTAACGGCAGATGCAGTTGCTGAAACTGATAACCCTAGTTTTCCGTAAGAGCTTGGAGTGGTAGTCCCTATCCCTACGTTACCGCTGGAGTCGATACGCATACGCTCTATGTTCTGCGTTGCAAAAATCATCGGGTAAGCGCCAGCACTAAACAAAACAGAAGCATAAGCACTTACGCCAAATGTAGTTCCTGCGCTATTTTCACGGCCAATGGCAAAGGAACCCCCCGTGTTATTGATGGTTTGGTATATTGAGTTTGTTCCTGTCGTAGCGGTTAGCTTTAAAACTTCACTGCCTGAAACTTGAACATCCAACTTTACCGCTGGCGAACTAGTCCCTATCCCTACGTTACCGCTGGAGTCTATACGGGCGCGTTCTGCGCTGCCTGTTCCAAATAACAGCGGGTAAGTAGAGCGAGATGCAATCATAAAATCAGTTGCATTTCCAGAGCCACTAATTCCCTTACCTGAACCCACATCACCTATAGAAGTACTGCTATTTCTCCAAATCACATAAGCGCCTGTAGCAGTGTCGCTTGTTTCAAAATACGAAACCGCTGCGGATGAAGAAACAACATGAAGTTTTAAAGCAGGAGAACTCGTCCCTATCCCCAACCCTGTGCTGGTCAGGCGCATTTGTTCTGTGCCGGAGATATTAAACTGATAAGCCCCACCATTGGCTTGGTTGAAGTAAAACAAGTCGCCAGAAGTTACATATTTAATTTCGTTGTATGTTGCGTTGTCTGCGCGATTAAACCTAGCAATACCACCAGCGCCAACAGTTAATGCAGAAGTAGGCGAAGTCGTCCCTATCCCCAACCCTGTGATGGTCAGGCGCATTTGTTCTGTGTAAGAGCCAGAACCATTGCCTAAAGAAAATGCAATTGGTGCGTAACTTGAGCCAGTTAAATCGTTGGATTTAAAAATCAAAGGAGTTGATGTTGTATCAAACGCCAAGGAATAACCGCCATTAGACCCTTTTGCGGTAAAAATGTTTGTGTCCCACGTCAGCGCACTACCAGTAGTCAGTACCTTGCTGCCGTTAAGGTAGGCTACCCCGTTGGCTGTGCCGCCTGCAAGACCTAAGTTTGTTCCGTCAAACGTCAAGTTGGCAGAGTCAGTCTCAAGGCCACCAGTGGTGGAGTACACCACACGGCCCGATGTCAGGCCGGTGTTAGTGATGGAGCTAAATGTTCCTGCGCCGCCCGGTGTATTGGATAGTTTGGCGTAGTCAGAGCCGTTCCAAAAAACATGGGCCTTCTCGCCATTGACCATCGTTACGCCGCTGGTAGCTGAGCCTTTAACTGTCAGGGCAAACCCGCCAGTGGTATTGTTGTTGATGACGTACTGACGGCTGCTGCTAGGCAGGATCAGGTTACGCGCTGCGGTCATTGCCCCGCTGACGTTCAGGATGGCGTACTGCGCAGTGGTCGAGCCGATGTTGGTTGCCGAGCTTGTACCCTGTGTGAGCGTGAGCGTTACGTCTGTCGTGGTGATAGAGACCGACAAGCCACCAGCAATGGCAATGTCCAAGTAAGACGTAACGCTGTTGTTTACGTCATCGCCCCATGTACCGGATTCTGTGCCGGTTACCGGCTGTCCGAGGGCTAGATTGGTTGTGTAATTGACCGTCATTTATAACTCCTACTCAGTTGGGATAAGCACCCAGTTGGGTGTTTCGTCGTTCGTAATTCCTGACCATCCCGGTGTCTGATTATTACCGATATTCTGCCAATCAGCTACCTGCATGTCATCTATCAATTTCCAGTAAACCGCGATAACTACACCTACATCACCTTGGGCATAGTTACCTGTCAGCGCAAAACTTCTTGGCCCTAAACCAACCGAACCAACCGCGCCCGCCGCAGCCACTCCAGACAGAGCAATAGAAAGTCCTTGGGTGACCGAGCCTACCGAACCTGTTGCCGGCAATGGGCTAAGCGGAACAACAACCTGCGCTACGCTGCCCTGCGCCATCACACCCACAAGAGGTATAGCAGCAGACTGAACCACCGTACCTACTGCGCCTGCGGCGGCGACTCCTGTTAGGGCTTTATTTCTGTCTGGGGATACTGTCCCCACCAATCCCGCAGCAGCATCACCAGTCAACGCAAGTGAGCGAGTGCCAAGAGCTACGTTACCTACCGCACCTGCGGCTGAAACTCCTGTAAGCGTTACCGCTTTACTCTGTACTACAGTACCAACCGCTCCTGAAGCTGAAACGCCTGTAAGCGCAACCGTCGAACTTGGGGTGACCGTACCTACTAGACCTGCTGCCGCATCCCCCGTCTCAGCATCCGTATTGCTTGGGACAACTGTACCAACTGCACCTGAAGCCGCTACCCCAGTTAATGCAAGGGATGTGTCTCCTCTGGAGACTGTTCCAACCGCGCCTGCTGCCGATACGCCGGTCAGGGCTACCGTTATGACTGGGCTTACTGTTCCTACTGCGCCTGCTGCGGATACTCCGCTTAGCGCTACTGTCCTACTAGACGTGACTGAACCGGGGGAGCCGGTTGCCTCATCCCCGGTGAGGATGGTTTCGCCGTTGCCCCAAGTGCCGTAGCCCCAAGCGCCAACGCCCCATCCAGCCATGACCTACCTTTAGGTTGTAGCCAAGCGCAACAGAGCAGTCGTAGTCGTGTTGGAAGGCATGGTCAAGGTAAAGGTTCCGGCAGTAATAGTCTGGGAACCAAAGGTGTGGACACTGATTGCCTTATTACTTTGCGTTGAGTTATAGATCAAGACACAATCAAACGCAGTAGACAGCGTTACCGTTGTGTAAGTAATAGAAGCAGAAGGTGTCCAATACCCTACGCCCGCCGTTGAAGACGAGTTGGTAGAAGTTGGAGCCGTTGCATTCGTTACCGTCACCCCGCCCGCTGTGTAGCCTGTGCCGGAAACCTCGTTTGTAGCCGAATACGCCGTAGTGGAAGCATTGACCGTAGCAGAAGCCAAGTACAACGCCGCTTTCAACGTGTCCGTAGTAGGTGAGGTTAGGCTCCCGCGAGAAACGATAGTAGAAGTGCCAAGCTGGTGTTGACCTAGCATCAGTTCCCCAAGGAACGAAGTGACCATTGATTGCGTGTTGCTCATAATATTTCCTTAAAAAGAAGCAGCTTCGCCACCTGCAAAGGTAGGCATTTTCTTCAGCGTAACGTGCGCTGATCGGTGAACCAACTCGCCATCCAACCAGTACTCAACCCACGTTGTCAGTTCATTCTCATTATCGACTGTGCCTTCCCGCTTCTCAAGCAAGGAATCGTCCATCTCGCCTTTAGTGGTAGTGACTATCAATTTGAACTCCTGATAAGCGCAGTTGTAGAGGTATTTGCGGGCATAGTGATTGTAAACGTGGTAGTCGATGTTTTGTCAGACCCAAAGTCCAAAACTGCCACAGACTTGTTACCTTTGGATGCGTTATAAATCAAAGCACATCGAGCGGTCAAAGCTGCTGTCCAAGACACATTGTTCCAGTTTGCATAGGCTGTATAACCAGATGAACTAATGGCTACCCCAGTCATAACCTGTCCACCGGCTGTATAGCCTGTACCAAAGACTTCATTAGTGCTGCTGTAAACAGTGGTAGAAGCATCCAGGCTTGCATTACCTGTATACAGAGCAATCTTAATTGTGTCTGTAGATAAGTCGTGGATAGCCTGGTAAAGCTCCTTCTTGAAGCTTGTGGTCTGAGTTTGGACAATAGCCATTAGTTAACCTCAACCCTAAGCTGGCCGCTACGATAAGCATCCTGGCGTTCCAATCCATCACCCAGACGTTTAGCCAGCGCAAGTGCTTGAGCGTACTTTTGGTTATACAAAGCCATCATGTCCTGCTCACCTTTCATATAGGTGTACGCTTCTACTAAAGACCCGTATAACAACACCGAATCAAAGTTATCGCCTAACCAAGTCTGACCACCAGAAGCCGTAGTGATTGACTCTGGATAATAGTAATAGTGAAGCTCGGCGGAATAAGTTGTACTTGGAGTTGGACCAAGCATAAAACTTAATTCATTGGAAATGGTAGATCCAGAAACAGTAGGCCCAAACAAAGCATAGTACTTAGGCGTTCCAGTGCTTGTTGGGTTTGGATACGCTTCCCGCATGAAGTTCACATCTTTATTTAAAAGATATATGTAATCACCGCCGCCATAGGGGAACACAGCCAAAGAATATGGGGCCAGGAAATCATTAGGGCAAGAGAGGTACTTATTGCTGGCAGTAATCGTGCCTGTCACGTTCTTGCGTAATGAAGGAAACTGAACTGAGTTATAGATGCGCTGCTCTGCCTGTGTGATAAACAGGTTTACATCCACCGTTTGAAAGGTGTTCTCCGTGTAATCGGAAATCGCAACTACTAGCTCAGAGTAGTTCATGCCATTGGGCCTCTTGACATCACGCCTTTAGTGGCACAGCCGGTACCACGGATTTTGATACCGTCAGTTTTTGCAGGTGCTGGGCGTTTATTGCTATAGCCGTTTACCACCATATCCATGTTGGCAGGATCACTCATGTTAGGAGGAAAAACTTCACTGCCTTTTGTAGGCATAAATTTTCCATCCATTGTGTGAGGCTCTGCGTAAACATTAGCCGAGCCGACTTCTTTGCCGCCCTTTTTCATTGTGTATGCCATAACTTACCCCTTTTGGTTCATAGCGCGGGAAAGGTTTTTGCCGTACTTCTTACGATCCAGGCTAGTAGGGCCACCCTTTTTTAGCTTAAGAGTAGTGCCTTTACCACCTTTGTGTTCTTGAGCATCATGCTGTTTGAACGCCTTCTTAATCATGGCTTTATCTTGAGCCATATCACTTTTTTCTTTAGCCATCATAAACTCCTATGAAATCGTCACTGTGCCAACACTTGTAGTTCCAACCAAGTAATTAGGCGTTAAAACTGCATCAAACCCACTTGCACCGCCAACAGGGAACCATCCCCATTGGATGTCCCTAGACCCGCCTGTTGGCGTTCCTTGAGCCCCATTTGTTAGCTGTAACCCATTCAATCCAGCCGCAACATAAGTTGTATCTGGACGGGGCTGGTATACGGCCTGGGGATCATTGACCGGATACATCCCCAACTGTAACTGCGGCTGATCAGGGTCCCAACATTCTTCACAAACTTTCAATTGATAGAGTTTAGTCTTAATAACTTCAATTTTCAATTGCTTTAATTTATAACGCTGCCCACACCGATCACATTGGGCAATTGAATACTTGCCAGATGCATATGGTGAAGTCATTACATGCCACCCCCACCAATAAACGACATACGGGGGACCAAGCGCAAAGTAGCTTTTTCGTGATCTTCACCGGCAGCAAGTTTAAATTGCTCTTCGTAAACTGCTTTTAGCATCTCCAACCGGCCCATCAATTCTGGAACTTTCATGGCTATGTAGTAAGCCAATCCCGCTACTACACAAGGCAAGAACCTAAAATTCATGTCAGCCGTTTCAACGCCTTTGCCAGCATCTTCAATGCGGCGCAGCCTGTAGTAAACAAACTGATAAGGCTGTGATCCATCGGGAGTAGGCCAAACAGTAATAGCAGGCAGCTGCGGAACATTAACAGCTGTTAAAGTAGCGTGCGATGCTGCGGTTGTGTTATTTTGTCCGCGGAACACTCCACCTAGGGTATTCCCTGATATGTAGGTGTAGTAGATGTCTTCACTGTCTAGCCGGATATAGCCAGATCCAGCCAGGCCAACAACGGTACTTAAGGTAATGGAATCAGTTGTAGCAGTGATGGCGCCATTTAGCACAGCAGCTGTAGGTCCAACCTCACCGGACAAGCGCTGTATCCATACTTGGATTGGACGCCCCTGGACCAGCTTGTTTGGGATGGTAGCGTAGGTTGATACGCTAATCCTGGTAATGCTTAAGTCAGACTGGGTAGATGCTACGTTTGGCTGGGTACGAATGACATGATCAAGTAGGTCAATCGTGTCAGTTGGTAGAGCGTAAGTATTAAGACCCTGAGTTAGGGTAATAGTACCAGTCTCAATAGTCCACATATTTAGACCACGATTCGCCCATTCAATGGTCATCAAATTCATTGACCTGCGGGCTGTTCGCAAGTCATAACCACTGCGCATTTCACGCCCAGCACGCTCCCATGACTCCTCGGCTATCTCCGTGAAGTCCATGTTGAACGCTGAAGTGCCAGTGCTGTATGCCATTATCTAAAACCTGCTGTTTTCTTTGCTATTGCTTTGGGCTGGGCCACAAACTGCTTACCTGCCGCTT